CTTCTGGTCCTTTAGCCGGTAATGCAACTCAGTTGACCTCTGGCTCAACCGTTGTGATCACAGGTGTTGGCGCAGCTCAAACTCCTCCTGCTGCTCCTGCAACTGGCGTAACTGTATTCCCAACTTTCTATTTTGGTACAGACGCTTACGGTCAGGTGTTGCTCGATGATGTTGAGTACCACTATTTGCGTGATGCAGACAAGTCCGATCCACACAACCAGACTCGCGTTGTTTCATGGAAGATGATGTACGGCACTATCATCCTGAACAATGCTTATTTGGCTCGTACTGAATCGGGTAGCGCATTTACACCAGGCTACACTGCTGGTACAGCGGCCGAGTAATATTTAGTCGGTCATTAGGGGGAGGGCAACTTCCCCCTTTTTAACTAAGGAGTAAGAGCATGAATCACGAAGTTACCTACCGTTCTTTTGGCAGCCCTGATGACAGAGACATTGCCCCTGTTCAAGAATCCCCAGCAGTTGAAGCTGAGACACAAGAATCCCCAGCAGTTGAAGCTGAGACACAAGAATCGGAAGAAACACTTGCTACGAACGCCCCTGAAGGTGTGGATAAAGCCCCAGCTTTGCCAGTAGATGAATCACCTGCTGAAGAAGCCCCTGAAGTACAAGCTGCTCCAACTGAGGAATAATCATGAGTGAAGCTAAAAAGAATTCAGAGTTATCTTACGAAGAGTTACAGGCTCAAATTGCCGATCTTGAAAAGAAACTCAAAGTAGAGACTAAAGCTCGTTCTGAAGCCGAAGAATTAGCTTCTGCTGTGGCTCAAGCTGGTCAATTTTCTGCCAATACTGAAGAGCAACCTACTGGTAAAACAATTACCCTTAGCGTTTGTTTGAACCCTGGCGAAAAAGATGAGAAAAAATTGAAGTGGAAAGATGTGGAATACCCAACATATTTCTACACAATTCAACTACCGGCCGGTGCTGGGTTGGATTTGACCACAAACGGTATTGCTTATTATCATGGTCAAACCTATGAAGTTGATCCAATGACATTGGTTGATTTAAAGAGCCGTGTAGCTCGTTGCTGGGATCATGAGAAGTCAATCCATGGCGACAATGAAAACGCTTACCGTAAGCCTTTGGGCGGGTCTTTGATCAGTCCCGCAGCTAGAGCGCGTGGTGCTCGTTAATGGCTACAAAAATAGCCAAAGTCGCAATTAAAAAACCCTCCGGTAAGGTAGCTTCCGAGCCGATGGGTTTGCGACATAAAGATTTGCAAACTTCGGGTAAACGCGGATTTGTCACAACTGATGGTAAATTTGTCGGGCGCACCGAAGGCGCAAAAATAGCCAATAAGGCAAAACAGACCAAAACCCCTGTCTCTAGGCTTCATTCAGAGGATTTGAAAGCATACAAACCAAGGAGTAAGAGTAAATGAACAAAGCTGATAACGTAATCGACGAATCCCAAGTAGCCGTAACAGGCAACTTCACATTGACTGCTAATTTGCCAAATGGCAAAAATTTTAGCGTTAGTGGCTATTTGTACTCTGGTGAGTCTATGGAGTCCATTAATGACCGTGTGGACATTTTGCATGATGTGGTTGACCGCCAACGCACACGTGCTGAAATTCCAGAATTGGAAGCTAAACGCGATCAAATCGTTACTGCAATGGGTCAAATGAAGGATGTATTGGCTTCATTGGACGTAAAACAGAACATTGAAGGTAAGAAATTAACTTCGCAAGAGAAACTTACCATTGAGAATATGCAGCGTAGTATGGTTAAAGCCCAAGAAGATGTAGAAAAAGGTGAAAAAGCCATTAAAGATGCTAAACTCAAGGCTGGAATTAAACTCTAAAGATCATGTCAATTACCGCAGCCCAAATCGTAGCTGACGCATGCGCAATAGCCAAATGCCCTGGATTTACTTCTCAAGGTGGCCGCGCATTGAATCTTGTCCTCTCCGATTTGGTGTTGCATCGTAATTTAAAAGTCAATTTAGTCAGTACGACCATTAATGTTGTGGCTAACAGTAATGGTCCTTTTAATTTAGAGTCCGATTATTTACGCACTTATGAGCTGATGTATTACATTGAAGATCAGCCATATTTCTTGCAACCATCTAATCGCGCCCAGTTTGACTCTGAGCCAAATAAATCCACAACGTCAAATTACCCATACGAATGGGCGACTGATTTGTCCCCCGTGGCTAATGGTGGTCTTGGATTACTTTATATTTACCCTCAGTCAAATCAAAATTTAAGTATGAACCATCGCTATATGGTTCAACGTCCAGACATTACAACTCCTGAAACTAGCTCAAGTATTCCTTGGTTTGCCGATCAAGATTACTTGGTTCATGCCACAGCAATGCGATTAATGCGTATTACTGACGATACGCGGTACGATCGTTTTGTAGCCGATTGTGAACGCATGCTTGAAGTTCATTTATTGACTGAAGGTGATGAGCAACAGGTAGTTAAAGAAGTAAAGCTAGATCCGCGTCGTTTTAGAACTGCTGGATCACTCCGACCAACGAAACTTGACCCGTGGTAGATCATGGGTATTCGCGAAGGTAGGCCCGTCAGATTTACGCCTATTGGCCTAGCTGACGCATTTGATGCAACAGACAAGTTTTTAGGATCTTGTCGCAGTTTGCAAAATTTAGTATTTGATCAATCCAATCCCTCTTGCGTCATTCCGCGCCCAGGAGTGGGTACAGCCTTTACGTCGTTTGCTGGGTTCACATCACCAACTTTTGTTTCATGCCAAGTGGTTGTTGGTAACTATATTTTTGGAATGGTTTCAACTGGCTTGACTGCGGGTCACGATCAGCCATTTTGCTACAACATGACGACTAGTTCGTTTGTGACGATTTCAAACGTAACTTCGGGTAATTCTGAAGGTAGGCCCACTTCACCGGCTACAAGTGGCCCGTGGACACCGCCAACAATGGCGGTAATTGGAATAAAAGTCATCATCACTCACCCTGGGTATAGTGGTACCGGCACTAATTTCTTTGGTGTGATCGACATTACCAATCCTGCCGCTCCCGCTTACAGCACAATGAATACGACCACACATGGATTACCTAGTGTGCCGACATACGTTGCCAACTTTAATAACCGCGCTTATTTTATTTGTGGAAACGCTGTTTATTACAGCGATGTTTTAGTGCCAACTAGCATGACTAATGCTGGCCAAGCGCTCACTATTGGCGACACATCCAATTGCACAGCTTTATCAGGCTTGCCAATTCAAACTACCACTGCCGGTGTTGCGGCCGCATTAATCGTATTTAAAACTTCCCAAATTTGGCAGATTACAGGTGACGCAGCTATTTCAGGCTCTTTATCTTTGAATTACTTGTCATTAAACGTAGGTAGCGTAGCGCCTAGATCAGTCCAACCTTCACCAATTGGCACCATATTTGTATCTCAAGATTCAGCTTATGTGGTCAATCCTTTGGGCGCAGTAATTCCATTGTCAAATCAATTGGGGTCATTTAACGCAACTTCAGACATTCGTCAGCCATTTAACTATTGCACTCAACCAACTAGAGTATCAGCAGCTTATTCAAATGGTATTTATCGGATGTGCATACTTACCATTATTGATGGTAATGTGACCACAAATGATTATTGGTTCGATACTAAACGTATGCGTTGGAATGGCCCGCATACGTTTATTTACGATACAGCTTCTTCGGCTGGCGGTAATTTTGTGTTATCTGGTGCTGGATCGGGAGCAAAATTGTTTTACAGCTATACGGTACCTAGCACCAATACTGTTTATAACGACAATGGGGTAAGCTATTTGATCGATTTAAAAAGCGCTGATTTTCCTAATACTGGTGAAATGGCGATGAATCAGATCATAGAGTCCACTATAGCTCTGGCTTCATCTGGCGCTTCTCAAAACTTTAGCGTTTCTGCTTTTGACGATGCTGGCAATTGCATTACTAGCACCAGCGTTAAAACAAACCCTAGTGGGGCCTTATGGGGTTCTAATTATTGGGGAGACGGGTTATTGTGGAAATCATCGCTGGTTCGACCACAAACCTATTTACTTGCATGGCCAATTCCAATAGTATTTAACCGAATTGCAATTGAAATAGTTGCTACTGCGGCATCGGGTGTGGCGATTGATAGCTTTTTTGCAAGAACCCAAAAAACTGGCTATACACTTCAAAGTTAAGGTTTCATTATGTCAATTATCGGAAGTTTTCCAACCACTCTTGCCAACGGTCAACCCGAAGATGCAACCCAAGTAATGTCACTTTTTAGTTGGATTCAAAGTCAAGTAAACGGCAATGCTTGCGCTGCTACAACAACTACTAATGTTCTAAAGGGTGACGGTTCGGGTAATACAACCATGGCCGTGGCTGGAACAGATTACGTAGTTCCAAATTCAGATTATTTGGCAATTTCAGGTACGGCCAACGTTTATTCGGGTAATTATCCAGGATTAGTCGCTTTAGTTGACGGATTAAAATTAAGATTTAAAACAAATTTAGCAAATACCGGCGCTTCAACTTTTAATCCAAATTCCTTAGGTGCTAAACCAATCGTTGATTACAAAGGAAACGCTTTAGTTGGTGGTGAATTAATATCAAATGGAAATGCTGAATTAACTTACAACTCGGCGTTCAATAGCGGAAATGGAGCATGGGTTCTTAATTTACTTGAAACCCAGTTGGCCATTTTCTTAGGTACCATGTCCACCCAAAACTCTAATGCGGTGTCCATTACTGGAGGTACTTTAAGTGGCGTGGTTATCAATGGCGCATCAAGTATTAATACTTCAATGCCAATTTTTGCAACTAGCCCCAATAGCGGAAGCTCAGGCGGTGTAGTTGTTAAGCAAAACGCTAGTGGTGGTAATTGCTATATTCAATTTACAAATAATGCCGTTAGCTCAGAATTTGGTGATCTAAGTGTTAGCCCTGGTGGAGTGATGAACTTTACTGCGCCAGGTGGATTAACTCTTAATAATGTACCCATAATTAAAGGTCTTGGTCTTGGGGGTGAAATTTGGCATGGTGTATCTAAGTCTTTTAATACGACTTATACAAATTCCAATTCTTATCCAATAATGGTGTCAATTTGCTGGGCTGATCCAAGTGGTGCCGGCACTGTTTCAGTTGTTATTAATGGCAGCACAACAATTATGGCGCAAGGTGACACTAGTAACGCTTATTCGTACAGTTTTATTGTTACTCCAGGTACGACTTATATTGTTAATGCTAGTGGTACTGCTTCTCTAAGTAGTTGGGCTGAACTCTTTTAATCATGAATACTCCTAATAAGTCCCCTTCTTTGTCAGACGAAGCCATTATTGAATTGGCGGTTGATTCAGCCATTAAAAAGACTTTTGCAATTCTTGGTGTGGACATTGACAAACCTGAATCAGTTGAAGCGTTTAGAGAAGATTTACGTTTTGGTCGAAAACTACGAAAAATGTCCGATCACGGGTCAATGGCAATGGTGACAGTCGTTATTGGCGGTCTTTTGTTAGCTCTTTGGTACGGTATTAAAGCTGCAGCATCAACAAAAATATGAACCTTTACCCACATTGGCGAACTATTTTACGTAAAGCGTGGTCTCTCAAATTTGGAGCCGCGGGGATATTCTTTACTTGTTTAGGTGCAATTTTGCCAATGTATGACTATAAGTTTCAAGGTCATGAAAACCTATTTGCTGCACTTACCGTTATTTCTATAGCTGGTGCGATGATCTCCCGCTTGGTGGCACAGCAAGATGTTTGAGCGCACTAAAACCGCCGCTTTATCACTTACTGCCGTTGGCCTAGTAACACTTGCGCTTAATGAAAACTATGTACCAGTGGCTACTGCCCCCGTCAAAGGGGATGTGCCTACTTATGGCTTTGGATCAACTGGACCGGATATTCACAATGGGGATAAGATAACCCCACCTAAAGCACTTGAGCGTACCCTTAGAGATATTCAAAAAGACGAAGCCGTGATTAAGTCTTGTGTCCACGTTCCATTGGCTCAAAATGAATATGACGCGTATGTCGATCTTGCCTACAACATTGGCACAGGGGCTTTTTGTAGCTCGACGCTTGTAAAAAGGCTTAATTCTGGTGACTACGCCGGTGCTTGCCGTGAAATTCTAAAATGGGATCAATTTAAGGGTAAACCTTTAGCTGGGCTTACAAAACGCCGTCAGCAAGAGTACCATACCTGTATTGGGGATCAAAATGCTAACCTCGCTTCAAATTAAGATTATTGGTATTGTTTTGGGTGTGGCTATCCTTATTGGAGGCGCTTGGGCCCTAGCCAATCATTTTGAAAATGTTGGATATCAAAAGCGAGTAGCGGAAGATACCGTTCAACTTAATAAAGATTTAATTGCAGCAAAAGCCAAATCCACAGAACTTCAAGGTAAATTAGACAAGGCCCTATATGATCTCGCGCAAAGTAAAATCAATCTTGATAAAACTACTTCCTATAACCGCCTTGTTGTTAGCGGGTTGCGGGACCAACTCAATGCCTACAACGGCAGCCTGTCCAACAATTCCAGAGAAGCCCTCCAGAACCGAATCACAGCCCTCTCAACAGTGGTCCAAGAGTGCTCAAGTGAATATTCAACGTTGGCAGAGCATGCTGACAAAACCGAATTAGACCTTCAAACTATAGAAAACTCCTGGCCAAAATGATCTCAGCTATCACACATCACTTCTCAGATAACCTTTATGCTAAGGAAACTCACATTCCGGCAGGGCATGCGCTTATGCAACACAAGCATAAGTTCAGCCATTTATCGATTGTGGCTCAAGGTACTGTAGAAGTTACTGTGGATGATGAGACTAAAATTTATATGGCTCCTGCTTGTATTGAAGTCGAAAAAGGTAAAAACCATCGGGTTTTTGCTCTAACTAACGCTATTTGGTATTGCGTACACTCGACACCTGAGAAGGATGTGTCTAAAATAGACGAAGTTCTCATTCGCATTAATAGCCCCGAAGAAGAGGTATAACGTGCCACTCAAGAAAAGTTCAAGCAAACCCGCATTTAAAGAAAATGTGCGGAAAGAGGTACGAAGCGGCAAACCTGTTAAACAGGCTGTGGCTATAGCTTACTCGACAAAACGAGAAGCTAAGAAAAAGGGGAAATAACATGCCATGGATTCCAGCGGCAGTAATTGCAGGTGGTAGTGTTGTAGGTGGACTACTTGGTGGATCTTCATCTAATCAAGGTGGTTACAGTGGAGTTTCAGGTGCTTATACACCTCAAGGATTAACTGCCGCCGATACAGCTTGGCAACAAGAATTTGGTAATCAACAAAATACAGTTAATCAAACTGGTTCGACAGTCCAACCTTTATACCAGCAATCTCTTAACGCACAACAGGGTATTGATTACAGTCAATATTTGCAAGGCGCTCAGCAAGCAGGTCAATCCTATACGGGATTGGCTAATATGGCTGGGAATCAAGCTGGAATTTACGGACAGGCCGCTCAGACCGCTCAAGGTCAACAATCTAACCTTTACGCAAACGCCAATCAAGTGGCGCAAACTGCGTTTGATCCACAAAACGCTCTATACGCTCAAACTCAGCAACAATTGTCCGATCAGGTTAATGCTGGACAAGCTCAGCGAGGTTTAGGTATTTCACCTGTGGGTGGTAGTGAATACAACCAGGCAATGAGTAACTTTGACATTAATTGGCAAAATCAACAATTGGCACGTCAAACACAGGGCCTACAAGCTCAAGCTACTGGTAGTCAAGCTGGCGCACAACAAGGTACGTTAATGGGCGCTGACTTAGCGGCCCAATTATCAGCGCAAGGACAAGTTCCAACTTATCAACAACAAGCTGGTCAAGTGCCAACTACTGCCCAGCAGTATGTGGCTGGTCAACCTGCGGCTAACGCGGCTGCCTATCAAACTAATATGGGTCAACTTGCCAATTTATATGGAGGAGTTGAAAGTTCAGCGATTCCTTATATGAATGCTGGCGTTGGCGCATCTCAAACACAGCAACAATTTAACGCTCAACAGCAAGCCGCTGGTGCGGCCGCTGGTAGTCAATTGGGTGGAATGTTGGGTAATGTGGCGGCTTCAGCTTATGGTGCAAGTTCAGCCTATAACCCTAGCTCTTGGTTATCTTCATTGAGCTCACCAACTTTAGACACAAATTATTTAAGCAATAGCACAAGCGGATCTGGAACAAACTACCTTAATATGGGTGGTTCTGGCTACGGTATTGGCGGCTATTCTCCAACCAATTAAGGACAGATCATGTATCTAGGAAGTGTTCTTGGTGGCATAACTCAAGGTATGAGCAACCTACAGGTGGCTCAAGCGCAAGATCAAGCTATCAAAAAACAGCAATTTGACCTAGAACAACAACGTGCGACTAAAGCTAAAGAATTGGCATTGGCGCAGTATGGATCAGGTGTGGCCGGACAACTATTTGCTCCACCCCCAGTAAGTCAACCTCAGCCTCAAACTCCAATGCCGGGACAGGCCTCTCAGCCAATGGCTCCCCCAGGTGGAGGTCAACCACAAGTTCCAATGAATATGGATCAAAGTGGCCAACAAGGTATGGCGCCACCCGCTCCAGCTATTCCACCTTATCAAACAGTTCAAGGTGCTGCCGCGCAACGTCAAGCTGCACCACAACCCGCTCAACAGCAAATGATGGCACCCCCTTCAGTTGGAGCTCAATCACAGGGACAGGCTCAACCGCAGGGTCAACAAGGCGGTGAGATTACAGTTAATGGAATAATCAGCGCCCTTAGATCTCAAAATGTACCGCAAGAATATTGGATGGATGTGATCAACCAATACGCGCCAATCATGAACGCCCAAAACAAGCAAGAAGCCTTAATGCTCAAGCAACAACTTGATGTGGCTAAACTTGGCTTGCAAGAAAAAAATATTCAATCATTAGTTGATTACCGCGGTAAAAAAGCTGGTGGCGGCGGTGGTATGGGTGGTGGAATAGGTGCAACTGGTGTCTATGACGCAATGCCTGACGCTGAGAAAAAACGAGTTGATTTCTATGCCGGTCGCGCAATGAATGGTGATTACTCTTGGCGCACAGGTCTATCCCGTAATAAGGGTGGTGCTAATTTCATTAAGGCTGTAGATGAACGTGTGGCTGATTTATCCACGGAACAAGGAATTACTCCGGGTGAATCAGCGGCCGCTGGTGCAGAAGCCAAAGGTTTAGCCAAAGTTCTTGCTGATCGTCAGAAATACGTAGCTAATGCCAATCAGTTCT